TCACTCGTTTGCTCCGATTAAGTCCGTCACCTGTTCAGCCACATACTCACCAAAGGAGATTGACTGTTCTGCTACAAACTCACTAGCTGTTCCAGCTACATCAGATATTACACTTCCTCCCAGATATCCCCCGGTGAGGCCGGCACCAACAGCAATCACGGCAGCCACTGGTGCGCTTAATGTGACCCCAAAAACCAGTGCAACACCTCCCGCCACTGTAACGGCTGCTCTGGCTGAATTTATCGCCGCCCATGTCCCTCCATAAAAACCACCTAAGACGCGACCGGTTTGCTTAGATGCTACTTTGACTGTTTCTCTCATATCCCCTTTCCTATATGCCTCACGGGTCAGCCCTATCCCTGTGACGCTGTCGAGAACGACACTCACATAGCCAACTCGCTGCGCTCCCTTTACCGCTATAGCGATATTTTTCAGCCTGGCGCCTAACGCTGGAATCTCCCCTTTAGTGGATACCGTCCGCCAGTTGTGTGTAATGGACTTGGTTGATAATCCTAATCTGTGTTTGAGCTTGGGATAGTCCGGCAAGTTCACGCGGGACATGGTGAATCGTTCGACTGCATTGTTTAACTTGGCAAGATGGGTCTTTCGTCCCTGATAAAATTCAGGTGAAAAACGCCCACCTTGTGCGGCGTTGGTGTGAGAAACATAGAAAAAGTTTAGGTCGTCAATGGCCTTGTAGAGGTCACCAAACCGCTGGCCAAGAGCGGTAGATATTCCCCCCACAACAGCAGATGGCAGCCCCGTATCGTGATTCACCGCCAAGTCTAAGACATCGACGTACTGATAGACCGTGGCCGCCTCGGCCGGCGTTAGTTGTTGGATCCCTTCGCTGGCCTCTTTGGCTTGGGCTTTGAGCAAGATCAGCCGGTCTTTCTCTGCCAAGGTCTTGGGGTTGTTGGCCAGGATCACAAGCTCGCCCGGCAGCACCATGTTTTGCAGGTGCTCGTTGTTGCGCTCAAACATCGACTGCTGCTGAAAGTTGGCATCTGGGCCATACAATTTCTTGTAAATCGCGTCTTTACTCTGGTGGTGCTCGTTCCAGTAGTACCCCACATCAAACTCTTCAATCTCCGGCCCCTGGGTGGCTGGCATCAGCTTGCTCAGGGTGGGTTCGGGTTCTGGCGTGGGTTGCGGGCGATAGGGGGCAGAGCCAAACCCGCTGGATGGGGTTTGCTTGGCCTCATAGGCTTCTTCGACCGTGCGACGGAACTCGTCAGAGCCGGTGACCTGCAGTTTGCCGTCCACCATTTTCACGCAGCTATCGCGATCCCCCGCTCGGCCCACTATGACTCGGCTGCCGTCTCTGGCGCTGCCGCGCCCCGGGCCTTGTATCCTGGTGAACTCGTCGAGATTCAGCTCGCTGATGTTTTTGGCCGCCATGAATTCCCCCGATATTTGTCTGCTCTTTTTGTGAGCGGGCAGTCTGCCACAGGTTCGGATGAGAACAAAACTCAAGGGGCTCGACATGGAAAACCGATTTTCCGTGGGGTATGCCCGCCAGCGCACCAAGGCCGCATTACCCTTTCAAAATTTCAGTTATCAGATCTTCCACCATTACGCCTAACCACCTGAAACAAAAAGCTTTCCAGCCATATCAACTCAACGACGCAGATCCTCCCCGTTCCTTCAAATGTCCACGGAAAGTATGACGCACCCAATAGATTCAACAGGTTATGTTTTCTTTGCTGCTATCCCAGGCCCTCTCGAACTGTAAAACGCTGTAATTCCTTTCGATCCTTTCAGATCCTCAATGCCTTGCGGATCCTTTATCTGGCGCGGTCTGGGCCTATGGTTTTGCGGTAATCCATTTTTGCAAAAAATTTTTTTGGTACAGCGCGCAGGCGGGAGCGGATGAGCGCGGATTCCGTGACGCAGACGCGGCGGTGGGCGTCGCCGCCATGTGCTGAGAGGCTGTGAGCGTGCGCAGGCTTCACGTATGATGCAGCGCTGCCCGACGGCTGCCTCTTCATGCGGCGCCATTCCCTGGCCATGCTCAGGCGCTGTCAGGCAGATAGAAGAAGGCCCCACACTGTGGGGCCTTCTTCGCTTGTGGAGTTACTCGATGATGGGGGAGAGCTGGCCGGCCAACTGCTTGGCCTGTTGGCCATGTCCGGTCATAGCCCCGCTGTTACCGGGGGCCGGCCCGCTGCCGTGGGTGTGGCTGGCTGTCGCGGCGGCCAGCTGCTCCACCACGTTCATCAGCTGCAGCAGCAGCCGGAAGATGTTCACGCCCTCGGTCCCCATCCACGAACGGGGCGCTTCCAGGTGTTGCAGCTCGCCGGCAACGGCCCGGCGCAGTTGGCCCACCACCTCTATCAGATCCCCCGCCGTGGTCTGGTTCATGTTGCCCAGACTTCCCAGGGTGAGATCATCGCCGGCCAGCAGCTCGACGGCGCCCAGCGCCTCGATGAGCTTGAACCCGCCCACCTCCTCGATGCTGTGCTGGGCCACTTGCAGCCGATGCTGGCCATGTTCCCCCAGGTAGTCGTCACTTTGGTGGTGCATCTGCAGGGCTCGGTCGTGCAGGTGTCGGTCGGTGTGGCGGGAGAGGTTGCCCACGGTGTCGGTGCGGCTGAATACCTCGGCTCGTTGTTGCTGCAGCTGCTCGCCCGGGGCGATGTCCGGCAGGGGCCAGCCACTGCCGAGCACGGTGCGGATAAAGGGCCGGTCGGCCCGCCCGAAGGCGAACCCCAGTTCAACCAGCGTTCCTTCGAGGGGGAACTGCAGCAGGCCCTGTTCCTGCCCACCGAACTGCACCGGCAGCGGTACCGCCCGATACAGCGGGGCGGCCTTATCCGGTTGGCCATCCTCGCCCAGCAGTTGCACGTCCACCGCATAGCGGGGGCGGAATGGGTCATTGAGCTGGCCGGCGCAGGCCAGGTCGCTGATGGCCTCGACCCGCCCGAACTTGGGCAGGTGCATGTTGTCGGCGAGCTCCGGGAACTCCCCCTCTATCTTACGCCGCTCCAGCGACTTGCTGACTTTGCCCGGGGTGACGGTGGTCAGGGTCATTTCATCCCCTTTGAGCCGCACCCGGGTAACCCGCTTGCCGTTGACGGTCGCCCCGGGGCGCATGGCCGGTACCGGTGACAGGGTGATGAGGTTGCCTGCCTGGCGGGCGGTCCAGGCCGGGTCAATCTCCACCTCCCGGCCATGCCAGCGGCAATCGGCGTGGCTGCCGACGAAGATGTCGCCATCGGGTTGCTGGTACCAGACAAAGTCGGGTACCTCAAAGGCGCGGCCGGCGTGCTCCAGCAATTGGTATCCGGTGCCGGCGCTGGTGAAGTTGGGGATCGGCCGGTCTGCATAGTCAGCCGAAGCTGGCAGCATGAACACCAGACCGGTCTCGGTGCTGAGCCAGGCCAGCAGGTTGCGCAGGGTGGCATGCTGCATGCTGACAGGGAGGCGACCAGCCAGCACGCCCGCCAGTTCTCGGCAGAGCAGTTGCACAGAGCCCGCCGCAGCCGGCTGCACGTCGAACACGTAACCGGTGAACCAGCGGCGCAGCTCGCCGTTGTAACCGACATCGATGGCGATCGGCTGGCCTTTTTGCACCTTGGCCTGGGCAGTCAGGGCTGCCCGGCCGCCGGCGTTGAGATCCAGCATGATGTCGTGCTCGACCAGGTGAGCCGGTTGGTCATTGATGGTCAGGCGGGTGGTCAGCTTCATGCCAGGACATCCCCCAGTTTGTCGTCCAGTTTCTTAAAGAACGCCTCCCCCTTGGATAGCTTTTCATCACCGCTTTGTCCCTGGCTGCCATTGGCTGCCGTGGCTCCGGTAGAGCCTTTGCCAAGGTTGGCGGGGCTACCAGGTAAACGGGCTTCACGCTTCTCCGGTACCGAGTTGAACTCCTTCAAGGTGAACTGCACCTGCCAGGCCAGCAGTCCCTCCTGTTCGCTGGCGGTGATGCGGCCGGCAAACTTGGCCTGGCGCACCTTCACCGACTTGGCCAAGAGCGACCCGACCCGGTAGACGTGGCGCTTGCCGCCGTTGCCCTTGGCGTCGGCCAGCTCAAACAGCCGGCTCAGCATGCGCTCATCCTTGAACGGGATGAGGCCGGAGACGTCGAGCTCCTTGGCCTTGGCGCCCTGTTCGGCGCTGCTGGTCGAGCTGGTTTGGCCGCTCTGGTCCTTGTCCTGAAACTGCATCGATGCGGACACCCGCATCGACTTCATGATGATGGGCTCGCCATCGAGGGTCAGCATGGCTTGGCTCATGGGGTTAACTCCTGCCAGAAGGTGAGCGGTGAAGGGGAGAGTAGCAGGGCCGCGACCGTCATGCTCTGGCTGTGATCGGGTGGGGAACTCTGCCCAAGCTGGGTGGCAAGGCTGGCCACATCCCCCTGGCCTTGCCAGTGCCAGAGGGTGCCGGAGAGGGTACCCAGCGCGGCCAGGGCCTCGGCGAGGGTGGTCAGGCGGTCGGCACGGCGTGTCGCCAGCCCCTGCAGCTTGGCGATCGGGGTCTGGCTGTCCCGGGCCAGGCTCTCCAGCTGGGCGAGCTCTGCCCCGAGCGCCAGGCGGGCAGGGCGCAGCGGTGCCCAGCTCAGTGGCTCATCGGCGCGCCAGCGCGGCACCTTGGCCGCGGTGGGCTGGCTCATGAGGTCGTTGTTGGCGGTTAGCCGGCGCAGGGTGGCGCGCCACTCCGGCAACGGCAGCAGGGCGCAGAGGATGGCCAGCTGGCGGGCCAGCGCGTCGGCGCTGTTACCGGTGACCAGCCAGGCGAGGGCATGCAGTTGCCCTCTGGGCAGCAGGGGGTCGGCCCCGTCCTGCAGCTTGGCGGCCAGGGTGGCCACCGCATTGGGGGCGGCCAGGCTGAACTGCTGGCCCTGCTGCTGGCCGACCCCGTGCTGGTAGGGGGTGACGGTGAGGCCGCGGCCGGTGACCAGCAGGCGGTCGAGTTCGCTGCGCAGCCCTGCCAGCGCGGTGGCCGCTTCGCTGAGCGGGTGGGGCTGGTACTGAGCCCGCCCAGCCAACCCCTGCAGGCGCATCATGGCGCTGTCCTGGGTGGCCGGGAGCTGACCCAGCACACCCTGGGCGCGGGAGTGCAGGCTGCCGGCACTGGCGGGCCAGCGCAGCGGTCCCTGTGTCCAGCTCATCGCGGCGCTTCCGGCCAGCTGACCTTTGCCGGCCAGCCATCGCCTTGCGGCAGGCGGTAGAGGGCGACCCGGTAGCGCTGCCAGATGGTGAGCTGTTCGCGCTCGGCCTCACTGATGATCCCCAACGCCTCGGCGTCGAGCAGCGGGGCCATGGCATTGGCGGCCTGCTTGAGCAGCGCATCGAGGCGGGCCTGCTGTTCGGCCTCGGTCGGCGGTGGCATTGGGATCACCTCGATATCGCCAAACTCGCCGAACACGGCCCGGCTGTAGAGCTCGCGGCCGTGCTCCATCGGGTCATCCTTGCGGGCCGTGAACTGGACCGGCTCAGGCAGGTGGGCAAAGCGCACGTCCAGGGTGATGCTGTCGGGATCCGCCGCATAATGGCGAGGGTGCACGGCGCTGAGCACTTCAATACGTTCCATCAGGTTCTCCTCTCTCAGGCGACCCGGATCCACAAGGTGGCCCGGTCGTCATAGCGTTCGTCGTCGTTGGCGCCCATGATGTCGCCCATACACTGCCAGGTGCCCGGCAGGCTGTAGCCGGCATAACCCCACTCAGCCGCCGAGCACGGGCGCAGGTAAGCCCCCGCCGCGCGCTGGCCGTGGCTGGTTTTGCCCCCAGCCGGGATCAAGGCTGCAAACACATGGGCGCCGATGGCGTGATAAGAGCCGGCCACCACGTCGGCGTTGCCCTGCGCCGCGTTATGGTTGTGGGTGTAGTGGGGTTGGTTGCCTGGGCTGTAGCAGCGGCCTGAGCCATCGTTCACAGTGCCTGCAAAGGTGACATTGGCCCCGGTGTCGATGGTCATGCGGGTGAAGGTAGCGCCTCCGACACCGTTCGAGGAGGCAATCCGAAACGCGCCATCGGCCGCGAGGTAGGTCATCACCGCCCATTTGCCCGGGATGTGGTATTCGGTCATCGGGTTGTTGGGATCCGTGACCGCTAAGCGCAAGCCCACCTCCCAACCGGTGGTTGGCTGGTTAAGCCACTGACGAAACGCAGCTTGGCTACTGCAGTAGCGCAGATAGCTGTCGTTGCCGTAGTCCACTCGAAAGGCAACGGCGCCGACCATGCGCTGTTCGTCGACCAGGTTGGTGCGCAAGGTGCGGGCTTGCAGGTCGCCGGACCCGTCGCGCAGGGCGTAGGTGTCGGCTGTGGCGTCGTAACTGGCGGCCTTGTTGGATAGCTTGCCCAGGCCCACATCATCGGCGGTCGGCTTGTTCAGGGTGTTGTAATCCCGCGCCCAGGGGGTAAAGGCCCCGGTGTTGTACTGGGCGCGGGTGTAAATCCGGCTGGTGTTGTAGACGTGGTAACGCTGCTGCACTCCGGCGCCGCCGGTCACAATGAGGGAACCAGATTTCGCTTCTGGGTAGTTGAGCACCAGGGCCGCATTGGCGTCGGAGTCCTGGCGATACACGCCGGGGGTGATAATGGTGTTCAGGTCTTCCTTGGTCAGCGGGATCGGGTTGGTCAGCGTGCCCGCGTGGGTGTGGTTGGCCGGCGCCAGATCCGGTTTGTTGGTCACCTCGGCGTAGCTGGGCCAGCGGCTGGCGGTGGCCGGTACCTGGTCAAGCTCCCCCCACTGGTGGCGGTGGCTGCCGTCTTTGATTTCCACTGCGATGGTGACGCCCTGGGCGTCTTCCAGGATGCCCTTGCCGGTGACATCGCCGGTCAGCTCGATGGTGCGCTTGCGGCGCACGTCGGTGACGCTGCCGTCCGCATTGACGATGGCCACCTTGGCCACATGGTGCTGATGGCCGTTGCTGTCCAGGTAATCGACCATATCTGGCACACTTAAGCTAAGGGTGAAGTGATTCACCCAGGCATCGAGCAGGGAGCCTGCCCGGTAGATGTCGAGCCAGAGCCCCACCGGCTTGGCCCCCGGGGTCACCTTCTTGACCTCGTTCAGTTCCGCCCGCAGGCCGCCCACGTAGGCCACCCCGGGCTGCACCTTGTAGACCCCGGACTCGTTGACCAGCTTGAAGCCGTCGCCGTAGAAGGTGGCCGGCCCGAAGAACTGCAGCGCCTGCAGGCGCAGGTCGTCGTCCATCCCGCGCAGGCGGGCGGCATAGTCAATCTGCCAGGTGCTGGCGTCCACGTGGGTGGCAGTGGCCTCTGCCGCCCGGTCGTACTCCATCAGCATGGATTTGACCAAGCTGTTACCGGTCTGGCCGGTGGCCTCATTGGTCTTGAGTTTGGTTTCCAGCCCCTTGTGCACAATCATCCCCACCACGCCAGTGGCCTTGTTGATGAGGTACATGGCGTTGAAGCTGAAATCGCCGACCGTGGTGTCCATCACGATGGTGTAAGCCACCGCGTCGTTGTTGATGCGCCCACGCTGGTCGACCGCGTGCCGGTGCACAATCTGGCCCGCCGGCGGCAGACCGCTGTCCGGGTTGATAGCCGCATCGGGATCGAGCCCCGGTACGTTGGCCAGCACGAACTCATCGAGCACCACCGGCACTTGGGTTGCTAGGCACTCCTGCCAGTAGCGGGAGAAAGCGTTGGTAATGATCTGGCT